ATGCGGTTACGCCACGAGGCCGCGAATATTGGATACTCCGCGTTTTGCATAGATGAATATCCCTTTGTACCCCAGTGCACAGTTCCGTACACCTCCCCCTCGGTCGGCACCCACAGTTTACCGATATCGTTAAACGCACCTCCGGTAGAATCAGTCAGGGTTGAGCCACTTGTATATCGCGTCTCAATATATGCGCGTTTTTCGATTATTTGAGCCTTAAGCGCCGCAGGCAACGAGTTGTACCATGTTGTGTTGATAACATTTTTAAGGTTGCAGACCATCCACGGCGCGGCGTTGGTCTCGTCACCGTTATTGACGTTTGTAGTGTTCCACGGCACCGGAGTCGGGTAACAATCCTTAGAAATAAAATCTATATGATGGCCTATTTCAACATCACCTGTGCGGTAATACGTATCGATTCCGGCGATTTGGGCCTTTATTGTGTTGCCATTCATGACAAATGGGATGTAGTCCCCAACGTGCAGACCACTGTAATCTACTGCTGTAATGCGGGCCTTAATCCACGCCCAGACATCTGAGTATCCCGCTATCTCAGAGGCAAATTTGGTGGTGAGGTCAACGCCATCGTAGATACGGTTGGAATCGATGGTAGCGTAGGAGTAGTCAAGGTCTTTGACTGTTACCACCCTCTCATTATCCGTACCCGCTAAAACCTCTTCTGGTGTTGCAAGTTCAACTACGCCTTTGACGGTTTCAGAGGCTTTTGGCAACCCATACTGAGCCAACGAGTAATCAACTGCACTGATAGAGGCTGTAATAGTGCCGTCTATCACCACATTTGTTACCGTATCAAAGGCACTCGACACAACCGAGAGATATTTAACTTCTGCTCCGTCAGTGATTTTGAGAATCCTTCCCGCCGTGAATATTCCCGTGAGGTCATCAGGAACAGAAAAGGTTGTCGCATCAACGTAAGTCGGAGTTACATTTGACACCTTGAACTCGTCAACGTTCGCCGTGGTCGGGTCTTTTAGTGTGCCGTCAGGGTTAATGCTAACGTTGAGACGTGACGAGAGATTGCTTAGAGTTCCTTTTGCCGCCGCTACGTCAAGTCCTAGTGTGTTTGTTGCCGCAACCTCGACCCATACCGTGCCATCATAAATATACTCAATTCCCGTGTCCGTGCGGTAACAATGCTGTCCCGCAACAGGTGTGTCGGGGAAAGCCGTACCTGAGAAATTTGACCTCAGTGTGTTCTCGTTGTTGCGACCGTTAATATTGTCCTGCAAAATGTTCGTAGTCCCGTCAGGGACATCTGAAATGTATATCTGAGCCATCTTTTAACCTCCTTTTTAATATCCTTTAACAACTAATTGAACTTGCCCTGATACTGCCGTCCCAGTGCGGTTGTAGCATTTGAGGGTCAAACCCGCCTCGGAAAGCAACGTAACATCAGGAAAAACATTGCCTGCGCCGCCAATTACCGTTGTGATTACCTCGGTTGGTGTGGCGTAGAAATCCTTGTCATAATCATTGACAAAGTTGATCGTCAACCCTCCGCTCGGAACGCTGACCACCTCTGAGATCGTGATGTCAGGCACGTCATAATATTGCTGAAGCTTTGTGATTTCCACGTGCGCTGTTGTTGAGGTGTAACTGAGTTTTAACTTGTACTGGATATACCTAAACTGATACTCTCCCGACAGGTACGGGACCCAATCCGACCATGTAACGTTGTCATCGCTAAATCTAATGTCGATCGTCTCAATGGCGGGCATTGAGATTCTTCCGTAAGTGTCTGTCGGATACTCGCTGTATATGCGCTCGCCAATGTCGCCGTAGGTCGGCGTGATACCAAAAAGAACTTGCCAGGCAAAATCATACAGAATCCCAGTATTACCTACTTTGAACGTGTCAATGACATCTGATGTCAGTTCTGTATAATCCTGCGCCACTCCGTAATGTTCTATCAGCAGTTCCTGATAAGTGTCCTGCAAGTCCATATATCTGAGCCGTGACTCTGCAACAAAATACCCTTGCTCGGACATGTACAGTCCATCAAGGGTCATCCCTGTGCTGTCGCTTATATCGTCTCGGTTCAGCACGATATTTTTGTAATTATTCATGCCTGAAACATTGCAAACGGAACTGACCGCATTAACTGAATAGTTGCCGCCGTTGTCAACGTTCTTCGCCCAAAATACGTGCGTGCCGTCCCATAATCCCTCAACGGTTGCCGGGAATGTGCGCACTACAGCGTAAGCCTTCGCAGTCTCCCACGATGTGCCGCCCCGCCGTATCTCAACTCTGTTATAGTCAATATTGGTCGGCGTAACGCCTGAGAAGGTGATATGAGAGCCGTTCTGAGCCGCCGTGAAGCGTGTGATGTCGGGCGGCGGTGAATCAATGCCTTTAATGTAATAAGGCGTGCTTATTGTGCCGACAGAGCTGAAACCCAGGCTGTTTACGGTCTCGACTTTAACGGTTATGGTGTTGCCGATTCGCACATTACTTATTTCACAACTTGGAGCTGTTCCCTGTGGCACATCCTGCCAGTAGGTATAAGCCCCGCCGTTATAGGAGTAAGAAACCCTGTAGCGTGAAGCACTATCCACAGGCGGCCATGAAGCAAAAACAGAGGCGACATGAGTACCATCCCTGAGTTTATAGCCGTCTTCCGTCAGGGCCACCTTTGCCACGTTAGGCGGGTTAGTTGGGTCATCTAGCTGAGTGTTGATCCTCTCAGGCACATCTAACGCCCTGTCGTTGTATATTTCTGCGACATACTCAGAGCAAGACACCGTAATTAAATCGTCCGTGCTGTCGTTGTCCGTGACAGCTACGACCCTAAACCATTTGTCAACCCATCCCGGCAGATCGTGAGTCAGAGCAATTACGTCTCCTGCCTCAACGTCTGCGTCTTTAAGCGAAAGATTGAATGTGCAGAAGTTCCGCACTCCCTGAGAGCTGTCGAGGATATAAGCCCCCATGCGCCCAGCCTGTGCGCTGTTAGTGATTCCACGGAGTGTAAATGACCGCTCGAAAACACCTCTTGCGTTTATGTCTGCAACATCTTCAAAGACTGTCGTTGTCAGCTCATAACTCTGAGCAGGGTCTACCCACTCAATGACTACCCTGTTAAGTATATCCTCATCTGCCGACTGCCACCATGAGAATGAGCCTTCAACTATCTGGTCAAGCCCAACCTTTTTGTAATAGGTCGATACTGGCATGTCAATGTAAAGCCCTATTTTTTCACGGTGTAAAACGTATCCACGGCAACAGGACAGCATCTCAGATAAGATGTCTATAGCCGACTTCTGTGTGTCAATTATGTAGTCAAGGCTGAACCTCGGAAGTCCTCCGACAAGCCCATCACAATAATTCGCCGCCGCAAGAAATGAGGCGTAGTCGAGTTTTGCTGTTGGAATACCTAAACCGTATCTTGTGTTGGTCAGAAAGTCCCTTATTATCCATGCAGGATTGCGGCTGAACTTTGTTCCTGTCGGAGTCCAAACCTTCATACCCTTAACCATGCTCGTGATTACTGGATTACCGCTTAGATTTTCCTGCGCTTTGAGCGTTACCGCTACAAAAGCTAAGTCGTTCGGGTACGGTCTGCGCCCGCTTGGGTCACGGCTGTCTCGTGTTGTCGAGGTTGTATTAAGATAAATACTGCCCGAACATCCTGTAATTGGCATTGTTATTACTGTTTTGCCGTCTGTGTCTAAAATGCGCCGCTTGTCCTCATTAGTCTGTGAGAGATATTGGGACTTTGAGCAGTTTTCCCAGACTAAACGCTTTACTGGTCGAAGGTCTCCATCGCGGTTGTAGTCGAAATAAACGGTTTTATATTGTTGCCACTGATACGTTACCGCCCGTCCATTAAATGGATCGTTAATATTAAACTCATTGGCGTAAACATCATAAATGCTCTCAACTGGGCCTTCCGAGATGCCGATGTACCTGTAAACTCTCGTTTTTTCCGCATCTAAAAACCGCTCGTAAAACACGTTGCCCGCAACTTTGCAAGGCCCGCCGTAGATTATCGGTATCGGCAGTTTTTGTGTCTTTGTGTTTTGTAACGGTCCGAAGGCATAAGAGGGGCTGTTCTCGCCGATGTCGATTTCCTGTGACATAAAGAGCGAACCGATAGAGACAAGTTCAATCAGTGCGGCGAAGCCTGTCGCAAACGTTAAGGCTGTTGAGCCTACCGCTATTCCGATTAATGTAGCCACTCACTCACCCCCTTAAACGCCAAAATCGCATACTTTTTAATGGTCTATATCTGCTAATTCTGCTCGTGCTGTTTATCCCCGTGTGCAGGATCAGACCCTCATCTACAAGAGTGAGGATATGGCAGTAGCCGATTGTCTCGACTGTTGCCATATCCCCAATCTGAAACTCTTTTACTTCGTTGCAGAACTGCGGTATTATTTCTAAAATGTTGTGCGAAAACTCTCTTAAATTCTTATCGTGCCAACATGTGTCAATGTCTCCGAGATCAACTTTTCTGCCCCATAAAATCTCTTGCGCATAAATCGCTAAACTTAAACAGTCTGCTTCTTCCGGGGGATTACCTGACCCCCAAGGAATGCCAATTAACCTATCCACGATAGACCCGCCTGACATCTTTAGCGGCGGGAATATACGGAAAGTCGTTGATGCAATAAAACCGCCGTGGACATTTCTTTTTTAAAGAAAAGTCAGCCCATACCTCCGCATTGATGGCAGTCTCGGTTATGACCGCTTTTTTAATGTGCCCGACAAACAGAAGCTGCGCTCCGTCAGGGTACGCCAAGAGGTCACGGAATCCTCTGAATACGTGAACTTCTACGCCGTTCAACTTATAAAACTGAGCCAGTGCCGAGAATGTCCTGTCAACGTTATCAAGGCTGATTGTGCTTGTCTCTATTGTGTTGTCCGTTGAAACTTGCACCTGTTCAAACTTAACGCCGCATGAGTGATAGACCTCTGCTGTGCCAGCCTCGTTGAACCAATTAATATTCGTGCGGCTCTTTGTTACAGGATCAAAATCACAATCCGTGAGATATAGACTTTCCTTTGATGCAGGGTTATTTGTTCTCGGAATGTTTAATATCCTGACAAGCAGTATCGGTGCAATCTCAGCCTGTACTATCTCTGCCTTAACCCTTGCGCTCGCCCGGCTCACCTAGAGAACCTCCTCTAAAATTACAGAGCATTCACCGAAAGAGGTCAGACCGTAACGTGTAACAGATAACGAATTGTCCTTAAATACTGCTGTTATAGCTGTAGTCTCGTCTGGCGGCGTCCAGATGAACGCTTCATAACTGCCCTTCCGTGCGTTGTAGAACGTCACAACATCATCTACCGTTGACCATGCGCCCTTGAATGTGAGTTTCCATTCTCTTGGCTTAGAACCCTTATATCTGCGTTGCGTTTTTCCACTTTCAAAGGTTGTCTTTAAGACATTGTGGCTGTAGCTAAGATCCCAAATATACTGTGGTACAACACTAAATGTCTCTGCCATACCTACACCCCCTGCTGGATGGCTTTTCGAACTGAGCCATTGCGGTAGATATTTTCTATTACGAGGGATTCAACAGCGGCTTTATTATTTCTGAGCATCTGTATAAACGATTGACTGTCAACGGCGTTAATGTTCATTGTGATGTTTGTCATCCCGCCGCCGCCTTCAGCCTTCACTCCAAGGTCTCCGCTTGATGTGCGTTTGAGCGGCATGATCGCCTCCGGTCCTGCCTCGCCCATGAGTCCAACTCCTGAGGCGAACGGAAACAGTGTCGGCTTGTTGACGATACCGCCTTGCGCAAAGGGGACAAGCCCTTGCTGGTTAAACACGTTGCCTTGTGCGTTTCTTGTAAAGTTGGC